TCTAAAAGCAAATCCTGAGAAAGATTATATTCTTTGGCCTGATAGGTTAGCAAAAGTTGAAGCATTCGAAACTGTATTACGAAAAATATATAGGGGCGGATAATGTTCGGCAATTATTTTTATCACGAAAGAACACGTAAAGGTGTATCAACCTTCGGTAAAGTCTTTAATGACATTTATGTTTTAAGAAAAGATTCTACTGGCAAAGTAGTGAATCAAATTAAAGTTCCATTGTCATATGCACCAAGACAAAAGTTTTTAGAAAGAATTAAAACTGTACCTAATGATGGTGAAACACACTTATCAATAAAACTACCAAGAATGTCGTTTGAAATAACCGGCATTAGTTATGATACACAAAGACAATTGCCTAAAGGTAATTTTGAAAACCGGCCTGGATCAACAAATTCTAAAAGACAAAAGTTCAGACAGTCAGTTCCATATATTATGAACTATGATTTGAACGTTTATGCTAAAAATCAAGACGATGCTTTACAAATTGTAGAGCAAATATTACCTTATTTTAATCCGCAATATACTTTAACAGTTAAACCATTTGGATCTTCATACAATATATCAGAAGATGTTCCAATTATTTTAACTGGTGTGAGTATGAATGATGATTATGAGGGTGATGTATCAAGTAGAAGAACTATAATTTATACTCTTTCTTTTGATATGCATGCTAACTTTTACGGACCAATTAACGAAGGCGGTATTGTTCGTAAAGCAATCGCACCAATTGCAATACTCGGTGCTTCAACTTCAGTTGATTCAAATGGTGGAACTAAAATAACTACTACAACAACTACTACACCATTAGAAACAATAACGATAACACCTACTCCAAGTGGCGTATCTCCTGATAGCGACTTTGGCTTTAATGAAACTATAATATTAGCATCAGATTCGGATGCTGCGGCAATTTAGGAGAATATCAATTGAGTGATTCTGATAATGTAAAAGGTGACTATGAGTATTCTAGGACTACCTATTATGATCTAATCGAACGAGGAAAAGAAAGTCTAAATTTAGCAATTAGAATTGCAGAAGAAACTGAACACCCTAGAGCTATTGAAGTTCTTGCTGGAATGTTAAAACAAGTTTCTGATGTTAATGATAAATTAATGGATTTAAATAGAAAATTAAAAGTAATAAAGGACGACGATCCTAGGAATATTACTAATAATACAACAAACAATAATCTTATGATTACTACTGCTGATCTACAGAAATTATTAAAACAAGACGCGAAAGAGAGTATTATTGATGTCACACCCCCACAGTTACCTAGGAAATCCTAATGTTAAGCGGGACGGTGTTGATCAAGAATGGACATCTGAACTAGTAGAAGAATATATGAGGTGTTCAAAAGACCCTCAATATTTCGCTACAAAATATATAAAGGTCATATCACTCGATGAAGGTTTAGTTAAGTTCGACTTATACCCTTATCAAATAGATATGTTTAAACATTTTAATGACAATCGCTTTAGCATTGTTCTGGCATGCCGCCAGAGCGGAAAATCAATATCAGCATGTGCCTATCTATTATGGTACACCCTCTTTACACCAGAAAAAACAGTTGCGGTTTTGGCAAATAAAGGGGCGACAGCTAGGGAAATGTTATCTCGTATCACGCTCATGCTGGAAAACATTCCATTCTTTTTACAAGCTGGTGCAAAAAGGCTTAACAAAGGTTCTATTGAGTTTAGTAATAATTCTAGGATTATCGCTAGTGCTACTACTGGTTCTTCAATTCGTGGCCTTTCAGTCAATCTTCTTTACTTAGACGAGTTTGCTTTTGTAGAAAGAGCTACTGAGTTTTATACATCAACTTATCCAGTTGTATCGGCTGGTAAAGATACAAAAGTTATTATTACTTCTACTGCAAATGGTATTGGTAATCAATTCCATAAAATATGGGAAGGTGCAGTTCAAAAAACAAATGAATATTCGTCTTTTAGAGTTGATTGGAATGATGTTCCGGGCCGTGATGAAAAATGGAAAGATGAAACTATTTCCAACACGTCTCAATTGCAATTCGATCAAGAGTTTGGAAATACGTTCTTCGGAACGGGTAATACTCTTATCAATGCTGAAACGTTATTAAGACTTAGAGCTATTCCGCACAAATCTGTATTAGAAGGTGGAGATCTAATAATATATGAAGAGCCTAAAGCTGGTCATCAATATATTGGTACTGTAGATGTAGCGAGGGGAAGAGGTCAGGATTATTCTACATTTAATTTAATCGATATTAGCGTACGTCCATTTGAACAAGTAGCTGTGTATCGCAACAACACTATCTCTCCATTGCTCTTCCCAAATATTATTTATAAATATGGGAAATTGTACAATGAAGCTTATATGATTGTTGAGTCAAATGACCAAGGATCTTTAGTTACTCATGGATTATATCACGATTTAGAATATGAGAATATGCATGTTTCGTCTATGGTTAAAGCCGATTCTTTAGGAATTGAAATGACTAGGAAAACTAAAAGACTTGGTTGTTCTGGAATTAAAGATTTATTAGAAAATAATAAGATAGATATTAAAGACGAAAATACTATATTAGAAATATCTACATTTGTTTCTAAAGGTGTCTCGTATGAAGCACAAGACGGAAACCACGACGATTTAATGATGAACTTAGTTATGTTCGGATATTTTATATCTACTCAATTCTTTGGAGATATGACAGACATTAATATTAAAGATATGATGTTTAAACAAAGGATGAAAGAGATTGATGATGATCTACCAGGGTTTGGGTATATTTCCAATGCTGTAGATGATATTCCAACGTTAACTGAAGATCAATTAGCAGGGCGAAGCTGGGCAGTAGAAGACACGCATGATTTCTAAAGAGCCTATTTATTATAAATAGTTACAGGTGAAAAGATAATTAAGCGTATTATGTTAGCTCATAAATTAAACTGAGAGGAATAGAAAATGGCATTTTCAGAATCTCCATCAATTGTTGTTAGAGAAATCGACTTATCTGGGGTAGTCCCTTCAGTTTCGAGTTCAACTGGCGCTATTGTTGGCAACTTCGAATGGGGCCCTGTTTTACAACCAACGAAAATCTATAATGAGACTTCGTTAGTAGAAACATTTGGTGCTCCGCAAGATAATACTTCAAGAAACTTTCACGAAGCTTCATACTTTTTAAAGTATACGTCAGACCTTCGTGTAATCAGAGTCATAGACTCAGCTGGCGCAAACTCGTTTTCAGGTGGTGCAGATAGTGCTGTTGAACACGTTGTTAAAACTAATGATCATTGGGATTTAGTTGAAGCATCTCAGGTTGCGAGTGGCAGAAACTTCCTGGCGAAATACCCAGGAGACTTAGGTAATACATTACAAATACAAATTTGTCCTGCAGACTCTACCGGTAATAATGCAGTATTTGCAGGCTGGTCTTTAGAAAATAATTTCGATGGAGCACCAAGAACTTCAAACTTTGCAACAGGTGTAAACGCTAAAAACGATGAAGTGCACGTTGCAGTACTTGATAGACGCGGCAAGATCACTGGTACAGTTAATAGTGTACTAGAAACTTTCCCATATGTTTCACTAGCATCTAATGCAAAAACTGCTGATGGAACTTCAAACTATATTAATGACGTACTTAATAATCGTTCTGAATATATTTGGATGGGTAAGCATGATTCTGATTTCACATTAGGTGGAACAACAGCTGATTCTGGTGATAACTTCAGAATGTCTGTTGAAGCAATTAAAACTTATGATCTAGGTTCAGGTAAAGCTTCAGGTTTTGCTGGAGCAGGAGCATTAAGTAAATTCATTATTGGTTATGATACAATTAACGACAAGGATAATATCCAAGTTGATTTAATTATTATACCCGGTAATAATACACGTTTGTCTAATACGACAATGGTTAATAATGCTGTAGCAATTGCTCAAGGTACAAGAAAAGACTGTGTTGTTTTAACATCTCCTTCTAAAGCTGATGTTATTGATACAACCACTCCAGTAACAAATACTGTAGCAGCAGCAGCAACATATACACCATCTTCTTATCTCTTTGTAGATAATAACTGGTTAAAAGTGTACGATAAATATAATGATAAATACATTAGTATTTCAGCCGCATCTTCTACAGCGGGTATCATGGCAGCAACTGATTATGTTGCAGCTCCTTGGTTCTCTCCTGCAGGTCCAAGACGTGGTCAATACTTAGGTATTACAGGATTGGCATATACTCCTAATAAAGCAGAAAGAGATACTTTGTATAAAGTTGGTGTGAATCCAATTGCAAATATCCCTGGACAAGGTGTATTACTCTTCGGTGATAAGACTAAACTAGCAAGACCTTCGGCATTTGATCGAATCAATGTAAGACGTTTATTCTTAACTATTGAAAGAGCAATCGCTTTAGCAGCAAGAAACGTTATGTTCGAATTCAACGACGAATTCACAAGGGCAGAATTTGTTGGTATCGTAGAACCATTCCTTAGAGAGATCAAAGGACGTAGAGGTATTACAGACTTTAGAGTAATCTGTGATGAAACCAATAATACCAGTGCCGTAATCGATCGCAATGAATTTATTGCCAACATCCTTGTTAAGCCTGCAAGAAGCATCAACTTTGTAACGTTGAACTTTGTCGCAGTCAGAACGGGTGTTGACTTTGAAGAAATTGCTGGCAACATAGCTTAAAGGGAGATATGAAATGGCGATTTTAGGAGTAGACGATTTTAAATCGAAAATCCGAGGTGGCGGTGCTCGTCCTAACTTATTTAAGACAACACTAAACTTCCCTGGATATGCGGGTGGTGATGTAGAACTCACTTCCTTTATGTGTAAAACTGCACAATTACCAGCATCAACGATTGCACCAATTGTAGTACCTTTCAGAGGTAGACAACTACAAATGGCTGGTGATCGTACATTCGAACCTTGGACTGTTACTATCATTAATGATACTGACTTCAATGTTAGAGATGCAATGGAACGTTGGATGAATGGTATTTCTGCTCATACTCAAAACACTGGCTTAGTCAATGTCAATGAGTATGTTGCTGATATGATTGTCGAGCAGCTAAATAAAAACGGTGATACGATTAAGACCTATAACTTTACTGGAGCTTTTCCAACTAATATTTCAGCGATTGATTTGGCATATGATGCTAATGACACAATCGAAGAATTTACAGTTGAATTCCAGATTCAGTATTGGACTAGTAATACTACATCGTAGAACACTGTATAAATAAGAATACGGGAGGGCATTAATTTGCTCTCCTGTATAAACTTAAATATAGTTAGGTAATGTGAAAATGGCAGAAGACAATAGAGGTTTCAATTTCTTTGGATTTGAAATCAAAAGAAATAAAGACGATAAGAAGGATAAGTTACCTTCCATAGTTCCGCC